CATATCACGTTTCAACTGTTAATGGTACAGGTTTATTAGACTTAAATGGTATCGTTGATGGTCTTAATGGTCAAGTACTAAAAACAAATGGTGCTGGAGTATTTACATTTGACTCTGCATTACCATTAAATGCTACATCAGCAAGATATCAATATAATGTTTCAACAACTACTGATAGTGTAAGTGGTACTGATGCAAATGGTAACACATTATTGTATGATTCAAACTTTGTTGATGTATATCTCAATGGTGTTAAATTAAGAAACGGTACTGATGTATTTGTAACATATGGCAACAAGATAGTATTTGATTCTAACATTGGTACTGCAGGTACTGATGAGTTAGATATCATTGCATACAATACATTTGAGATTGCAAATATAACAGCTGCAAACATAACAAGTGGTACACTAGGATATGCACGAGGTGGTACAGGACTTTCAACATTAGGTACTGCTGGTCAAGCAATTGTTGTAAATGGTGCTGGTACAGCATTAGAATTTGGTGATGTTTCACCTACAAACTTAACATCTAGTGCTTTCGCTTCAGCCGTAACACTAAATATTAAAAATTCAGCAGGGACAAATTTGAAAACAATTGTTGGTTCTGCAACATAGTGAGGTAATATATAATGGCAGTTAGAACTCCAGTTTATTTTGACGGTACAGACATTAAACAAATGTCAACCGCTCAAGTAGAAAAAATATATAGGAAAGTAAAGTATCTTTATTCAGCGAGTACACCAATCACACTTGATTATGTAGCGAGTGGTGGAAATCTAGGTGGTCTTATTGATACAAGAAAACAAGCTGGCACCTATACAACACACCCATCAGTTTATGCAACTCCTTCTTCTCCTACATCAACTATTTCTGTTACCGAAGACCATGTTAGTGAAACAAGAGCAACTGCTACTTATTCTGTAGTTGATTCTAACAACAGGAAATTTCCGTGTTTTCTTGATGGAAGTAATGATGTTCAGGCTATGACTGATTCTGATTTTATTGATACATTTATTAAGCCTGCATTACAAACATATTTAACAACTGATACTACTTCTGATAGTTTTGGTGGAATATATCATATTCAATCAGCTTCATCTTATAGTGGTAGCACACTTGTAAACGCAACACCAATTTTTGTTGATACAAGAGCAAATTCAGGCGCATATAGTGGTGTCATACCATATACACAAGACCAACCAACAAACATTACAAGTTATTATTTGCATAAAAAAAATGATACTGATTCATTATCAGAATATGATATACCTTTACATGTGTATGATGGAACAGGTGATGCATATACGCCAGATAGTGCAACATTTAATGAAGTTTTACAAAACATGGTAAGATATTGTGCGACATTTGTTGATAGTTGTAGAATAAGTTATGCTTTGGTGAATGATTCTGATACTGTTTATACAAAAAGAGGAACTGGTATGGTTAATACCATATTGAATAGTCAAACAGTAGGAATATATTTTGCTGGTGCTGATGATTATCGTACACAGTATTATCCATCAGGTACAGCAATAACTGCAAATACATATTATTTAGGACTTACTATTACATAATCTTATAAATAGTATTATTAGGAGATAATTTATGGCAAATCCAACTTCAAGAGCTACACTTATAGATTATTGTAAGAGAAGGTTAGGCGACCCTGTCATTGAAGTTAATGTAGACGAGGACCAATTAGAAGATAGAGTAGACGAAGCACTACAAGTCTTTCAAGAATATCATTCAGAAGCAACTGTTAGAACATATATCAGTTATCAAATAACTGCAGATGATGTTACAAATGGTTATGTATCAGTAGACGCTAATGTTTTATTCATATCTAGAATGTTTGCTATTGACGCCACATTCGGTTCTAGTATCAATTTTTTTGATATCAAATACCAAATGATGTTGAATGATATTGCAGATATGCATAACTATGTTGGTGATTTAGCATATTACGAACAAATGCAACAATATCTATCATTATTAGATATGAAGTTAAATGGTACGCCACAAATAGAATACTCCAGAAAACAGAATCGGTTATACATCTTTGGTGAATTTGCAGATGGTGATTTAAAGGCTGGTGATTATATTGTATATGAAGCATATAAAACAGTTGATGAATCTTTATTCTCAAAGGTGTGGAATGATATGTGGTTAAAAGAATATTCTACTGCACTCATTAAACAACAATGGGGTGCGAATCTTATTAAATTTGAAGGTATGCAGTTACCTGGTGGTGTTACATTAAATGGTAGACAAATTTATGATGATGCAACACAAGATATAGAAAGATTAAGAGAAAGACTAAGACTTGACCACGAAACACCGATAGACTTTTTTGTAGGTTAATATGGCACGAAATCTATATTTTTCTGATGCCGTTAGGTCAGAACAGAATTTATATGAAGATATAGTCATTGAATCATTAAAGATTTATGGTCAAGATGTCTATTATCTTCCAAGAGATTTAGTAAATGAAGATACTATATTAGGTGATGATGTAGTTTCATCATTTAACTCTTCATATAAAATAGAAATGTATATAGAAAACACCGAGGGGTTTGATGGAGAGGGAGACCTGTTCACAAGATTTGGTGTTGAAATTCGTGATGAAGCCACATTTGTTGTATCTAAGAGAAGATGGAATAGTGCTGTTAGACAATGGGATAGTGAAATAACTGCAGTTCGACCACTCGAAGGCGATTTAATATATCTTCCTATGACAAATAAATTATTTCAAATATCTCATGTAGAACACGAACAACCATTCTATCAGTTATCTAATTTGCCTGTATATAAACTTCGTGCAAACTTATTTGAATATAATGATGAAGATTTAGACACAGGTGTTGCGGCTATTGATAAAATAGAAAAAGATTACGCATACACTTATATCTTGACACTTAATAGAAATAGTGATACTATAGAAGCTGGTCAAACAGCTAGTATGTTGTTAGATAGTGCTAGTAATTTAATTATGACTGGTGAAGTATCTAAATGGTCTGATTCAGATAGTAAATTACATCTTGTTCATGTTGGTGCCAATGATGGTGCATATCATACATTCTTACCAACTTATAATCTGTCTATTACAGGTTCTAGAAGATTAGATTCAGATTTTACTGTAACCGTTGTTACAGAACAAAATAATATATCACAAAACGAACAAAATGATGACTTTAGTACTGGTTCTGTAAACTTCTTAGACTTTAGTGAAGGCAATCCTTTTGGTGATGTGGAGAATCAATAATGTTCGGTACTCATTTTTATCACGAGAAAATTAAAAAGTCAGTTGCGATATTTGGTCGCATGTTCAATAATTTATATGTGTTGAGAAAGAATTCATCTGGTGCAGTTATCAGTCAAGTTAAAGTACCATTATCATATGCACCAAAACAAAAATATTTAGAAAGAATTAGAGAACAGGCTGACTTAACAGATAACTCACAAGTTGCGATTAAGTTACCTCGTATGTCATTTGAAATCACAAGTTTCAACTATGACTTGACAAGACAATTATCAAAAATTAGTAAATTTCAAAGTCAAGGTACTGCAAAAGAAAACAGAAGAAAATATTTTACACCTGTACCATATGATATAAACTTTCAATTAAACATATATGCAAAAGCACAAGATGACGCATTACAGATTGTAGAACAAATATTACCTTTCTTCAATCCACAATATGCACTAACAATCAATCCTTTTCCAGATTTATATCCAAATCTAAAAGAAGATATACCAATCATTATGCAAGGTATGAGTTTTAGTGATGATTTTGATGGTGATTTGGCAAGTAGAAGAACAATCATATATACATTAGACTTTGTAATGAAAGTTAGTTTCTATGGACCAGTTACAAGTAGTGATATTATTCGTAAATCAATTACAAATGTATCACAAATTAAAGTTGGTTTATCTGATAGTGATATACAAGCAACTAGAATTACGGTTACACCAGACCCACTAAGTACAATCGGTCTCGCAGATAGTGATTTTGGATTTACAACATTAATAGAATTGATAGGCGATAGTGCATGACAAATGATGAAAAAAATATAAAAGATGATTTTGAATACTCACGAGCAACATATTACGAACTTCTAGAAAAAGGCAAAGAGTCTTTAATGGATATGATGGAAGTTGCAAGGTCGTCAGAACACCCTCGTGCATACGAAGTATTGTCTAATCTTATCAAGAATATGGCAGATGTCAATGATAAGTTGATGGAACTTAATAAAAAGAAAAAAGATTTAGATAAAAAAGAAGAACAAAA